AGCGGCACAACCAACCCAACCAACAGAAAGCGAGTCTGTCGTGACGACTGCTCCAATCGAAGAAACACCTGTTGAGACACCAGAGGAAGCTCCAGTAGTTGAAGCCGCCGCTCGTCCTACAGTAAAAGCAAGCGCTCCATATATCACTTCCACACTTCGCTCCCCTATCGTCGATAAGGGATCTTATGCGATGCACTCGATCAAAGCAGCTATGGGCGATGATGATTCAAAGTTGTACGTTCGTGCAGCTGCCGATTCAACAACGACCAACCCAGCCTTTAATCCGAACATTTACTTAAATGATTTCATCACCAATACTCGGTTCGGCCGTCCTGCCGTAGATGCCTGCAGCCGCGGTGCATTACCTGCAAGCGGACTAAATTTGTATATCCCGACCCTGGATACCAACGCCAGCGGTACAGCTCCAACAGTTGCAGCCGTTGCAGAATCAGGTAATCCATCAAATACAGGAATGGTCACAACCTATACACAGGCATCGATTGAAATGTTCGCGGGCCAGCAGACCATCACGTTGCCTCTTATTGAAAGATCTTCACCAGAGTTCATGTCGGAATTAATGTCCCAACTTGAAAATGCGTATCTAAAAGCAACAGATGCCAGCGTCATCGCTAAATTTATCAGCGGTGGTACAGCTGCAACTGCGGCCGCGGGCGCTACATCTGCGGGATTAATTTCCTACATCACAACTGAAAGTGCTGCCGCGTATGCCAACACTTCCTACTTTGCACAAAACCTTGTAGTCGGGACTGGACAGTGGGCCAATATTCTTGGCTACGTCGATTCGACTGGAAGAAGTTTGTACAACGCTGCTAATCCTTACAACCAGTCAGGTAATGCATCTACTGGATCAATCAAGGGTAACGTCCAGGGTCTTGATCTGTACGTGGACAAAAATGCAGTCTCAAGTTCAGCATCTAACTCTATGTTCCTTGTTGTTCCCGAAGCTGTAACAGTTTATGAATCACCACAGGCTTATTTCTCAGTGAACGTAATTTCGTCAATGTCAGTCACATTGTCAATTTATGGCTATCTGGCATCTGTCGTAAAGCAAGCCACTGGAATCAGAAAATTCGTTGCATCTTAAATAAACCCTAATCCGCTAGATAGGGCGTACACAGCCCTTTACGTCCTATCTAGTTTTATGGAAGGAAACTCATGGCAGCCACATACGTCACAGCGACAGAGCTGAGGACTAACCTCGGTATCGGGTCGCTTTACAGCGATTCAATCGTTGAAGAAGTATGCCAAACTGCTGAGGATCTTCTCAATCAATTTTTATGGTTTGATTCGTATCCCGTCGTTGGTGTTGGAATTTATGGTAATTCTGCAATCGCAGTGTTATCTGCTCCAATTACTTTCGTAACTGGTCAAACCATAACCTTGAGTGGCTGCGGCTCAACTTACAATGGAACTCGAGTAATTACAGGCACCTATCCTTATACTCAAGGATCTGTAACTTTTCCTTATTTTATTAATTTTCCTTACAATTCAAGAAACTTGCCTAATGGTTATTCTTGGATAAGTTTTGCTTTAACTCACTCAGATGATTATTACCATCAAGTAGTGCCTTACGGCAAAGCGCTAGGCGTGGATACAAAGACTGCCACCTACGCCACTACCCCAGCCGTACGTGAAGCTGCGATGATTTTAGCGGTGCAAATTTGGCAAAGCAGAGCCGTACCCAACGGCGGAGGCATGGATATGGCTATGGGTCCAGCTCCTTTCCAGATTGGCAATAGCCTCATGGCTCGAGTGCGCTCACTTATTGCGCCTTACCAGTCACCCCGAAGCATGGTCGGATAATGACTGCATCCATAACAACGCTACGAGCAGATTTAGCTACAGCATTGGCTAACCCGAGCGCCTGGTCTACCTTTTCTTTTCCACCATCGACGCCTATTGCTAACAGCGTGATTATCTCACCCGATGATCCTTATATTGTGCCGTCCAATAACACACAACTAGCCGTAAGTCCTAAAGCCAATTTTAAGATTACATGCCTTATCCCTGCATTAGATAACCAGGGAAACCTTGCGGGTATCGAAACCACTGTCACAGCTGTATTTACGCTACTTGCTAACTCAGGCATAACCATGAACGTCACACAAGTTTCCGCTCCGACCATTTTATCTTTACCTAATCTGGATTTACTGGCCGCGGATATATCAATCACTGTACTAACAAGTTGGAGTTAAAAATGACAAACGAAGAAACAATGTGGGAGTGGTTGATAAAAGTCGGCCAGGTTCCCGAAGGATCTAAACCACCTGCATCATCAATCTCAGATAAGGAAGTTAAATAACAATGGCAATTTATCTAAATAATAACGTGGGAGTTAAATTGGCTACGGCAGCTGCTCCTACTGTTGCATCCGTTGATATTTCTAGTTATGTAACTGGAATTACGTTAACGCAGGCTTTTGAGGAACTCGATGTAACCTCAATGGGACAGTCCTATCGCGCTTTCGTTAAGGGTTTGGAAACCGCACAATTGCAGGTTGACTTCCTAAATGACTGGGCCGCATCTCAAGTTATGACGACTCTAAATGCAGCCTATGGACAAACTATCGCTATCTCAATGATTACTGTAAAGGGAACAGCTGTAAGCGCAACTAATCCTACTTATCAGTTTAACATTTTGGTAAACAACCTAACCCCTGTCGGTACAGGTGGCCCAGGGGATGAAGCTGCATCTTCTATTACTTTTACAGTGAACTCAGCTGTGACAGTTTCTACATCAGTCGCTTTCTAAGGGGTCAACAATGGCATCATTAAAGATAACTAGGGCTGGCGGGAAGATGAGCGTGCAACGCATATCTCCTGCTCTTGAATATGCCTTCGAGCAGGAATTTAAGGGCGGTATCGCCAAGATTCTAAGAGATGGAGAGCGCCAGTCGGACGTGTACTGGTTAGCCCACAAAGCTCTTATTAGATCTGGCGAAACCGTGCCTTTAAGTTTTAACGAATTCTTAGATGAGTTAGAAACTGTTGAAATTATCGATGACGAAAAAAATGGATAACGCGCGACTCTTTTACTTATCTGATAGCCCAGCTATCTATTGAGACAGGAATCGCGCCGCAAGATTTGATAGACGCTGATTCAGAGATGATTACAGCGATGTTAATGGTATTTAAGGATCGAGCGAAAGAGGCTAATCGTGGCAGTCGAAGTAACAGGCGTTAAGGAACTTCGCGCTGCTCTCTCACACTTTGACCCAGACCTTAAGAAACAACTTGATAAACAATTAAAAGCCGCCATGCTACCTATTCGTGACGCCGCTCGAGGTTACGTGCCAGATGTACCACCTGGGTTACGAAGCTGGACTAAGCCACCTAAGAAAGTCGTTTCAGGTTATCGTCCGTTCCCGCGCTTTGATGCTTCGGCAATTCGCAAAGGAATCGTTTATCGAGCAGGTGCTAACAAAGCTAATCGCAACGGCTTTCAAGCTCTTTTCTATATTGCTAACGTTTCTCCAGCTGGAGCCATTTATGAAACTGCTGGGCGCAAGAATCCAAGCGGTCAACCGTGGCAGGGGCCTATCAAGGGCTTCATGCTCAAAGGAGATCACGACTTTAGTCACTCTAATAATCCTGGGGCAGGTGAGCATTTCGTAGCCTCCATGCCTCCCCTGTATGGAAAAGATAAACAGCGAGGCCGTTTAATTTACAAAGCCTGGGAGAAGGATCAAGGCCAAGCTACTTTAGGTGTAGTAAAAGCTATTGACAGCGCTATTCATAATTTTAATGCCTTGTCTAAATCTAGTTATGGATTGGCTGCATAATGCCTAATCTAGTAGTCAATGCTGTCGCAGAGTGGAATGGCAAAGCCCTAAAAAGAGCTGGCAAAGATGTTTCTATCTTTCAGAAACAAATGCTTTCACTGGGTAAAACTTTTGGTAGTTTCTTTGCAGTTACTCAGGTCGCTGCTTTCGGTAAAGCTACTCTTAAGGCATTTTCCGAAGATCAAGCCTCAGCTGTAAAACTTGCAAAGGCAGTAGATAATTTAGGTCTATCCTTTTCTAATCCAGATATAACAAATTTTATTCGCACGCTTGAATCCCAGTCTGGAATCGTTGATGAAAAATTAAGGCCATCATTTCAGGCGCTATTGACCACTACTGGCGATGTAGCTAAAGCGCAAGAATTACTTACGAGCGCCATTGATATCAGCCGAGGTTCTGGAGTTGACTTAGCTACAGTCTCGCAGGATCTTGCTAACGGCTATGTAGGGATTACCCGAGGCCTCAAGAAATACAATCTAGGGCTTACTCAAACTCAGCTTAAATCTAAAAGTTTTACAGAGATTATGACTTTGCTTAATAAGCAATTTAGCGGAGCCTCGGCTGCCTATCTTGATACTTACGCTGGCAAGATGGACAAACTCACAACCGCAACAGATATTGCTAAGGAATCTATAGGCAAAGGATTAATCGATGCCCTAGCGATGACGGCAGGGGGAACTGGCGTAGATGGGGCTATTAAATCACTCAATGACATAGCTGGAGCTATTAACGCTATTACGGCTGCTATTGGAGCCTTAGGCGCTGTAGTTCATACTGCATATAAGTTTTTCGATTTTATTGGCAATCTTGGCGGCTTAATTCCTAAAATTGGTAACGACCAGTCAACTTTCGGGAAAAATCAAGCGCTGGCAAAAGCGCAGCACAATGCTGCTAATAATCCTTATGGCAATAGCACTGGGACTATGGCTGATTACGCCAGGACTCAAAAAGAAAAGCAAGCCCAAGCTGCTAAATTAAAAGCAGATGCTAAAGCCCTTGCTATTCAAAAGTCATTAAATAAAGCTAAAGCAAGTACGGCTGCTGCGGATAAGCAAAGCGCGATGACTGCTAAGCAATCTCTTCTCTTTAATCAGACTGCTATCAGCGCTACCGCCGCCCTTAAGGGAAAACTTACAGATGAAGAGCGCAATAAGGTTGAGCTAATGCTGGCGCTTGAAATGGATAACACCACTGAGGCAGCACGATTAAGTCAGTTGGTAGCTATGGCTTACGACGCTACAGGCCAGTTAGCACTTTTCCTACGCACTTTGCCAGAAGCTAAAAACCCTTTTGCAGCGTGGGATTCTTACCTTAATGGCATAGCCTCTAAAGCTGCCTCGGTTGCAACTATGGGGCCTGTATCTAATTTTACTCCGACAACTGACTATCCTGTAAATCCTAATAAGCCTGGAGATCCTAACTTTATTGGCCCTGTAATTCCTAGCACTAACGTGCCTGTAGATGATCCTATGATTTCATATAACACATCCACTGGACTTAATTACAACGCTAACGCTAAAGGCCAGGGCATTACCCAGAATTTTGCAGTGACAGTTAATAACCCAGTAGGTAACGGCATAGTAGACATGGTTCAACAGGCTGTGCTCGATGCTGGCCGTCTCGGTCATAACTTAGTGCCAGCAGGTTCGCTATGACAGTTCCTACAATTAACTGCACTATCAACTTTTCTTATGGCCCTGGTTTCGGCTCATCGATGATTATCGACGTAGGTAAGTTAGGCGTAAATACTTTAGGTGACTCTGCAACCGTCATCGCTGACGTTTCTAACCAGGTAGCCAATATCGACTTTAAGCGAGGCCGTAACGCTACGGCTAATCAATTCCAAACTGGACAACTCACTCTTAAAATTGCTGACCAGAACGGGGACTTTAACCCAAATAACCCGACAGGGCCTTACTATAATCTTTTAAGTCCCATGCGTAAGGTGTATATCTCAGCTGATTACGCTGGCACTAACTATCCCCTATTCGCTGGATACATTACGAGCTATACGACTACTACCCCTAAATACACTGGCGATATTGTCTATACAACCATTACTGCCGTGGATGGTTTCAGGCTTTTACAGAACGCACAGATAACTACCGTGGCCAGTACGCCAGCGGGTCAACTGTCGGGTGCTCGTATCAATGCCCTACTCGATCAAGTCTCATGGCCTAGCTCTATGCGATCCATCGATACAGGTTCTACGACCATGCAGGCTGACCCTGGCACAGCTCGTACTGACTTAGCAGCCTGTCAGACTATCGAAACCAGTGAGTACGGCGCCTTTTATGTGGCACCTAATGGCAATATGGTTTTCAAGTCTAGACAGCAGGCAGTCCAGTCAGTTAATAAAACTCCTATCGTCTATAACGATAATGGCACTGGACTTGCCTACTTTAACGCTGTCTGGATTTTCAACGATGTCTTAGTGTTTAACTCAGGTTCGGCTACTCGCACTGGCGGTACTGCTCAAACTGCCACCAATTCCAGTTCAATTACGAAGTACTTTACTCACAGCTATAACGCTACTGGGTTGATGATGGAGACAGATTCGGTAGCCCTGGACTTTATCCGCGCCTATATCGCTTCTAATGCTGAGACTACTTCTCGTGTGGATGCCATAACGCTTGACCTTTATACCAATAACTACGATGCTGGAATTAAGGCCGCTCTTAATTTTGATTACTTAGATCCTGTAACTATTACTACTACCCAGCCTGCGTCAGTGGGTACATCTACGCTAACTAAGACGCTGCAAGTATTCGGAGTATCGCACTCGATTACCCCGACATCATGGAAAACAACCCTAACCACGTTGGAGCCAATTATCGATGGTTTCATTATTGGTTCAACCCTTTACGGCGTACTTGGTACGAACGTAATGACTTACTAAGGAGAATAAATTGGCAACTGGATTCCCATCTGCGACTGGAGACGTGCTCACGGCTGCCATGTTTAACGGTCTCGTTACTTTCACTGTCGGTTCAGACCAGACAGCAGACTACACAGCTGTATTAGCTGACTCTTATCAGGTGCTAGTGCCTATGAATAAAGCGACAGCCGTCGCGTTCAAGATTCCTACTAATGCATCTGTAGCGTTCCCTACAGGAACTGCTATAACAATTCTTAATAAAGGCGCAGGCGCTGTCACTATCTCAGCTACTACTAGCGGTACTACCACCGTTTTATCGGCTGGCGCAGTAGCGGCAAGCCCTACCCTGGCGCAATATAAAACGGCTGTCTGCATTAAGACTGCTACAGACACCTGGATAGTTGCAGGGGCAATTGCATAATGATTGGTTGCATAACAGCAGCTTTACAGAGTCCAGTTTATGTAGCCGTTCCTAAAGCAACAGGCGGAACAATTACTTCAGATTCGACATACTTTTATCATTCATTCACGGCTAATGGCACTTTTACTCCATTAGTTTCATTGTCGGCAGATATTCTCGTTGTTGCTGGCGGCGGCGGCGCTGGCGGTGGCGGTGGAGGAGCAGGTGGTATTTTCTACGCCACTTCTCAATCTTTGACTGCAACTGGATATACATGCACTGTAGGCGGCGGCGGTACAGCAGGCGCAGGTACAGCTAGCGGTGGTGTTGCAGGAGGCAATGGTGTTAATTCTACTTTTGGCGCTTTAACTGCTGCTGTAGGCGGCGGTGGAACTTCTGGTACAGACGGAAATGGTTTCTCTGGCGGTTCAGGCGGCGGCGGCGCACCTTCTTCAATTACCACTCGAACTGGTGGATCATCAACTCAAACTGGAACTGGCGGAACTGGATATGGTTTTGCAGGTGGTTCAACTACTACTACAACAACACCATTCTCAGGAGCAGGCGGCGGAGGTGCTGGTGCAGTTGGAGCAAACACTTCAAGCAACTCTGTAGCAGGCGCTGGCGGAACTGGAAGTAACAATTGGTCTTCTTGGCTTTCTACAACAGGTGGAGGAGTTTCAGGTTATCTTGCAGGCGGCGGTGGCGGTTCTGTTTATGCAGCAGGCACAGCTGGCGCTGGCGGCGCAGGCGGCGGCGGTGCTGGTGGAGCAAATATCACAGCTGGCACTGCAGGAACAACTAACACAGGTTCTGGCGGCGGCGGCGGAGGTAATGCTCTTGGTGGTGCTGGTGGTTCTGGTTTAATTATTGTGAGGTATGCAAAGTGAGTCATTTCGCGGAAATAGACAACACTAATAAAGTTATTCGTGTGCTTGTTGGAGATAACAACGACCCAGCTGGCGACGAAGGCTATCAATGGCTTGTAGACAATCTTGGTGGTACTTGGGTAAAAACTTCCTACAACGGCAAGATTCGCTATAACTTTGCTGGAATTGGATATACGTACGACCCAATAGACGATGCGTTTATTGCTCCTGTACCTTGCGAGCATGATTCGCTCATCCTTACTAGCAATAAACAGTGGGACTGCTCGGAGTGCGACTTACAGAATAAAGGTTGGCTTAAATGAAATCTCAAAACGGCTGGCCTGCCTCTAAAGATCCTGCGGAGTTAGGTATTAGATTGTACTTAGTCCCTGGGTCAGCGGTAAAGCTGCGCTGTGCAGAGTCGGTGGCTCCCTTATTGATTGGCTTTGCCTCTGAGTTTCATCAACTAATCGAGCCGCTGGACGGCTCAGCTGATGACTGGGGCTACGCCTTTCGCATGGTGCGAGGCAGTACAGATAATTTAAGTAATCACTCAAGCGGTACAGCCTTAGACCTCAACGCTTCTAAGCATCCGCTGGCGGCAGTAGGCACCTTTGAAGCTGGCAAAGTTGCCATGATTCGCGCACTTGCTGCTAAGTACGGCCTGCGCTGGGGCGGGGATTATCACCTCCGTAAGGATGAGATGCACTTTGAAGTCATGCTCAATCCCGAGCAGGCTGCAAAACTAATAACTAAATTAGGGCTAGAAAAGAGTACGACATGAATAAAGCACTTCTAGCAAGCTGGGGCCGTTCATTCCTTACCGCTACATTAACTCTATTTATGGCAGGCCAAGCTGATCCTAAGACTCTAGCTATGGGCGGCGCTGCCGCTGTCATTCCTGTAATCCTTCGTTGGTTAAACCCTAACGATGCAGCCTTCGGGGTTAAGGGGAAGTAATGTCGCAGCAGATGTTAGTAGCAGGGGTAGCCATCGCTACCCTAGCTACTGCATTTGCAGGGGCCGTACGCTTTCTAGTTAAGCATTACCTCAGTGAACTCAAAGCCGATGGAAACGGGGGCCATAACTTAAGGGGCCGCGTGGACAGGATTGAGATGCGAGTCGATGAGATTTATCGACTGCTCCTAGAACGAAACGGCTAACCCCTAAGCCACAAGATCTACCTCAGGTTCGGGGGGGGGGTCATATTGAGGAAGGCTTGGATATTTTCTAAATTGTCCGAAAGTCTAATCTCGGACTTGCCTCGCATATCCAACCCTGGCGTATTTACTGCCGCGTTCAACCAGTCCTTATTTTCATCCCATAAGTTTCTAGCTATCGTGGCCTCAGTCACGAATAGCTGCATATCCCTACCCCTGAGCTTTAGGGTAAACTCGACCTTCTGCCTATGTCCATTCTCTGAGACATAATCGCTAGAGACTATGAGTAAGTCCCCTGGGTTAACTATCCGATCATCGAAGCCGTAGCCAAACAGCTCTAACTTTCCTTGCATGCTTGCGGTACTCGTCACGTTCACGAAGCCTTGCGGCTGCATTTTCGGAGCGCCCATCTTTAGCCCTAACTACTAAATATCAGCGTGTCGCATCTTGTAAATTGTCTGGACTTGTCCGTACAATTCTCACAAGTGAGTGGTAGCACTCATTAAACACTGTCAGATAGAAGTGTGGCAAGGGTCACAAGGGGACTTGATAATTATCAAATCTCCGATTCGTTACATTATGTAAAGCTAGAATGAGCGTAATACTCACTAGCTAGGTTTACATAATATGTAGCAGCCCTTACTTTCCTTCGATTCTGACCTTACCAGTCAGGGGCGCATTAAATGGGTTGGACGGTATCAATTCAGATATTAGTTTATATGGGAGTGCTAGCCTTCATTTCGGCAGCATGGGGTTATTCGAAAGGTTACAAAGAAGGCCGCGCTTTTCAGCGGAAAATAACTCATAAGTATCGCGAGGCTGCTAATGCCTCTAAGTAAATCTGCTCCAGGTACTTTCTGCGATCACTGCAAAATGGAATTCGGCAGCTTTAATTCCGAATACAACACATGGTCTTTTCGCGCTCGCCGTAAAGGTGAAGGCCCAGTAGACCCTACAGCATACTTGACAGTTACCAGTGAAATGTCTAAGTCCAATGGCGCAGTGCGTCACTACTGTCGCTATCACTTACAAGAAGCAAGCCGCTGGCGTAATGCCGATGGTGTCTCTACCTGGAGTATTGAAAACCAACTTGCCTATGCAAAGCAGATGGAAATGGCGGCTGCCAATGTTTGACCTTGAGAGCTATGAAGATGTCAACAGCCGCATTAAACGTTTTAGAGAAACCCACGTCTCAGGACGTATTGAGACACAGATTATCGATATTGATATCACAAAGGGTTACATACTTATTCAGGCCAGTGTCTATAGAGAGCATGAAGACACCTGTCCGAGCGCCATCGATTACGCTTTTGAAATCCGTAGTGATCGTGGAGTTAACAGAGATTTCTGGGTTGAGAACGCCGTCACCTCAGCCGTAGGCCGTGCTATCGGGCTGCTTATGCCGTCTGAAAAGCGTCCCACAAAACAGGACATGGAAAAGGTTGAGCGGTTGAGCCACGTGCCCGCTCAGCCTGATCCGTGGGCTACTTTTACAGTGGAGACCAGCGCTGTCGAATCAGTTGGACAGGTGTTACAGCTTGTATCCGAACAACTGGGCGGCGAGATTGTGGAAACCGCTCCCCTATGTGCGCATGGTCGCATGATTCATAAGAAAGGCGTATCGGCAAAGACTGGCAAGGATTACGAAGGCCATGTCTGCCCATCGAAGGTTAAGAGTGACCAGTGCGCTCCAGTGTGGCTGTAAATGGGTGAACTACAACTAATCCGCGATGGCGTAGCCACAACCATTCACGATGATGGCTCACGTAGCTCGAGTCCAGTGAAAAGGTGCGATGAGTGCCTGGACTATCAACCGACGCTAGGCGGCACGTCCACCTATAACGCGGGTGAGGAAATCCTATGGATCTGCGCATTGTGCAGAATACCCAGATAATTCTTGATTACGCGCAAGAATGTGATGCAGCGGCGGTAGCTCTAGCTCGAATACTTGAGATTAGGGCTACTCCCCTGCATGCCTCTCGCTGGAATCAAGCCGTGAACTTTCACGAAATGATTAAGGAATGTGCTGAGGCGTGTGGAGCTGAAATAGCAGTAGCCCAGTATTTTGGCATTAAAGGATTTAAGCCCACCTTAAACACCTTTAAGAATGAAGCCGACGTCATGGCTCGATTGGAAGTTAAACACACTAAACACAACGCAGGACATCTCATCATCAACTCAACAGATCGAGATGATGACGTGGCCATGTTGGTCACTGGCCAATCCCCTGTTTATCAGCTCGTGGGCTGGATACCCATAAAGATAGCCCGATCAGAGCTATTTAGGCATGAGTCTCAAGATAACTACTGGGTGCCTCAAGGCAAGCTCTACGCGCCTGAAATCTTAAGGAGTCGGGTCAATGGTAATACTCAAGGCTGATTGCCGTATCTGTAAGAAGAAAACTAATCATATAAAAATGGATGAGTTTGAGAATCTACCTGAGTACGTCGCTGCCTTAATGTGCCAGGGGTGCGGTGTTATGGGGATAGTTATGATCGATGACACAAGGGCGGTTGATTGTGAGTAGCCCCGACACGCCCAACATTAAGCGTAAATCATTGACATCCTTGACTGCCTCGGTACGCTTCGTAGTCTCGGATGGAGCCGCTGTGGCGGATAGCGAGAGCCGATACACGCAGCTAATGCTCGAGCTATGTTTAATCCTAAGCTTAGTATTATTACCATTATCTAATGCAGTAGCCGTTACAGACACTACATCTAAAGAATTATTTAAGCTCTATGCTCATACTAAATTACTCAATTCTAAAGAGTATGCATGTCTTGAGAAGCTATGGGATAGGGAGTCTAGGTGGGATCCCACTGCTACTAACAGGCATAGCACTGCCTATGGGATACCTCAGTTACTAGGACTTAAAGAGATTAATGGCTTTAAGCAGATAGACATAGGTATCAAGTACATAGTGCATAGGTATGGCACTCCATGTAATGCGTACCGACATCATAAGAAGATAGGTAACTATTGATGAGTAGTGATAAGAATAATCCTCGATCTAAAGGTGAATGGAAGAAGGTAAGGCTGCGCGTGCTCAGTCGTGACCAGTTCACTTGCTACTATTGTGGTAATGAAGCCAATCAGGTAGACCACATCATCCCTATCAAGGATGAACCATCAATGGCGTTTGATGAATCTAATCTGGTCAGTGCGTGCAAGCGTTGTAACCTAGTTAAAGGTTCACGCTCAGTAGAGGTTTTTTTCAAGGCCATTTCCAC